GGGGGGGGATGGCATGGCAAGTCAGGCTGATCTTGATGCCATTGAGGCAGCGATTGCGCGTGGTGAGCGTATCGTGCGGATGGAAGACAGAATGATCGAATACCGCTCGGTAGATGAGATGGTGCGAGCCGCAGGCTACATTCGCCAGTCGCTATCGAGCGCTGGTGGCGTGACCCGTTCTACGCGGCTGTATTTCGAGCGCGATTGATGTTTGAAGCGGTTGTCCGTGCGCTGGCACCGGCTTGGGCTTTGCGGCGCCAGCAATCACGCATGGCGATGCAGGCGTTGGACGCGATGGAAGCGCGGCTGCGTTATGACGGCGCCCGTGCTACGCGCCGCACTCGCGGTTGGAATGCGCCGCCGACTAGCGCAAACGTGGAAACGCGGGCCGACCTCCGGACGCTGCGGGCACGATCCCGTGATCTGATCCGGAACAACCCATACGCTTCGGCTGGGCTGGATATCCTTGTCTCCTATCAGGTGGGAACCGGTATCACGGCGCAAAGCCAAACCGGCGACGCGGCGCTTGATCGTCAGGCGAATGACCTATGGGAAGCATGGGGGCGTCATGCTGATGCTACCGGACGGCACGATATCAACGCGCTGATGGCGCAGGTTGCTCGCACACGTGCGGAATCAGGTGAGGCGCTGGTGCTGCTACGGACGTTGCCTGGTCCCGAGTGGCGGTCGCGCGGAACGCCGGTGCCGCTGGTGCTGCATGTAATGGAGCCGGATCACTTGGACGGGCTGGCTGGCATTCTTCCATCCTCCGGGATCGAACAAGGTGTTGAGCTTGACTCCCATGGGCGTCCGATTGCCTATCACATTCAGTTCGATCATCCGGGCGATACGTTTGCGTCGTCGAACATATTCCGCATCCCTGCCGAAGCGATGCTGCATATTTATCGCCAGGATCGTCCTGGCCAGGTGCGCGGCGTGCCCGACCTGGCGCCGGTCATGACCCGGCTGCGCATGCTGGATGAATACGAAGATGCGGCATTGATGCAGGCACTTTCGCAAGCTTGCGTGGCGGCCTTTGTGACGAGCTCGGCCGATGCTGGCACTGGCCCTTTGGAGGCTCCGCCATCGGGCGATACGTCAGGGCTTAAATCATTGTCTCCAGGCATGGTCGAGCGCTTGTTGCCGGGCGAAAGTGTGGAGTTTCTGACCCCGACCGGCTCGGGCCCGTTTGCTGAGTTCGCGCGCCACCAGCTGCGTGCAATCGCTGCTGGCTTTGGGCTGACCTATGATCTTCTGACGGGCGATCTATCGCAGGCCAATTATTCCAGCCTGCGTGCGGGGCGCCTGGCTTTTCGACGTCGGCTTGAGGCCGCGCAATGGCTACTGCTTATCCCGCGTTTTTGCCAGCCGGTTTGGGACGCTTTCATTGCCGCGGCGCAGTCCGTGGGCGCACTCCCGCCGAGGCCAGGGCCGTGGCCGGTCGAGTGGTCGCCGCCGCGCTTCGAGATGGTCGATCCGCTCAAGGATACGATGGCGATCAGGCTTCAGTTGCGGTTGGGTTTGATGACTTGGGGGCAAGCGGTCGCCGAGATGGGATGGGATGCGAAGCGACAAGCTGCATCTCTGGCCGAGTGGAATGCCACCTTCGACGAACTTGGCTTGATTCTTGATGGGGATGCCCGGCGGACGGGCGGAACGGGCGCGGCGCAGGATGCCGCGCAGAATGCGGCAATCGAGATTGCCGCTACAGGAGCGGCGCTACCGCAAGGAGATAGCAATGCCGGTTGATATGCGCGCCGCGGCTGATGCCGCGACTCTGACGCTGCACGGTGACGTGGGCGGGGACATTATGCTGAAAGACGTGGCCGCGGCGCTCAAAAGCGCCGCGGGCAAACCTTTGACGGTGTCGCTGCATAGTTACGGTGGCAAGGCCTTTGATGGTATTGCAATCCACAATATGCTCGCCAGGCACGATGCCAGTAAGACAGTGATCGTGGAAGGTATCGCAGCCTCGGCGGCATCGCTGATCGCGATGGCGGGCGACCGTATCATCATGCCCGAGAATGCCTTTATGATGATCCATAACGCGGCAGGCGGTGCATATGGCACCGCGGATACCGCACGCGAATTGGCGGATATTCTCGACGACATTAGCGCAGCTGCGCGCCGGGTCTACGCTGCACGCACTGGCTTGTCAGAAGATGAGGTTGGCGCGTTGATGGATGCCGAGACGTGGCTGACAGCTGAAGAGGCGGTCGCAAAGGGCTTTGCCACGGAAGTGAGACCTCCTACCGACATTCGCTTGGACGCGACACGCCTTGCGCGGTTCCACAACATCCCGGCTGCGCTCGCCGCTGCCATCAACCGTCCGGCCCAGCCGGCACAACAGAAGGAATTCATTGGCATGATCCCAATGGACCAGACCAACGAACCGGCGCTCGCTGTGGTGCCGCCCCGCCCCCCGCAGTCGGTGGCCCAGCGAGCAACGCTGGAGCAGCTGGAGGCAATCGCCATGCGAGCCCGGCTTGGGGCGGATTTTGTGCTGGCGCAATTGAAAGCGGAAGCGACCGAAGCGGAGGCCGCGGATGCGGCGCTGGAGGCGCTGGCGGCGCGTGTGCCTGACTTGGGTGCGGCCCCGCGCACGCAAATCCTGCGCGATGAAAAGGAGACCAAGGCGCGGCTGATGGCGAACGCTTTGCAGCACAAGGCCGGAGTGCGTGAGGTTGTCGAAGAGAAGGACGGCACTACCGCTGTTCGGCCCGTGTGGCTGATGGAAGGCGCGCGCCAGTTTCGCGGCATGTCCCTTATCGACATGGCGCGCGAGTGCCTTGCTGACCAGGGGCGTAAGGTGCGCGGCCTGACTCCAATTGAGGTCGCTGAGATGGCGCTTGCTGGCACTCGCTTTGTCATGATGGGCGAGCATACGACCAGTGACTTCGCCAATATCTTGGCGAACACCGCAAGCAAATCGCTGCGTGCTGCTTATGTCGAAGCACCGAGAACCTTCACCACATGGGCTGCGACTCAACGCAATGATCTGCCGGACTTCAAGGCGTTTAAGCCGATGGTGCTGAACGCGGCGCCCAGTCTTCTGCCGATCAACGAGAGCGGCGAGCTGCAATACGGGACCATCGGTGATGGCGCTGAGACCTGGAATCTCGTGCGTTACGGACGTGGTCTGGCGATCAGTTATGTAGCGCTGGTCAATGACGACATGTCGGCCTTCACTCGGCTCCCTGGCCAGTTCGCGCAGGCGGCGGCGCGGTTGGAAAGCGATGTTGTCTATCAACAGCTTTTGGCCAACGGGAACCTTTCGGACGGCGGCGCGCTGTTCAACAGTACCGTTGTTACGACACCGGGCGGCCATGCCAACCTTGTGACCGGCGCCAGCAGTGCGCTGACTGTGGATGCCGCCGGCATCACTGCCGTGGGCGCGCTTGAGGAACGCATCGGCCGTCAGGTGGCCCCCGCTACCAATTCGCCGATGAACCTGCGTGGGCGTTGGTTGCTGGTGCCGACGGCGCTCGGGACCGCGGCGCGGCAGCTTTTCGGTGGTGCTTATGTGCCGAACGCGCCTGGAGTGATGAACCCTTACGCAACGCAGTATGAGGTCATCGTGGAAGCGCGTCTCCAGCTCGGCGTGACTGTTGGCACCACCACCGTTGCTGGCAGTGCGACCGCGTTCTACCTCATCGCTGATGGTATCGACACGGTTCACTGGGGTTATCTGCGTGGTGAGAACGGGCCGAGCATCCAGAGTACCGTTGACTTTGATACCGATGGTATGAAGTTGAAGGTGACGCACAACTTCGGTGCCAAGGCGGTTGAGTTCCGCGGGATGGCCAAGTCCAACGGCGCTTAATGCGCCTCTTCTCCAATGAACAGGGCGGCGTGAAGGCCGCCCTTCCTGTTCCGAAGGATCAACCGACATGAAAAACTTCATCCAGCCCGGCAATAGCGTGACGCTGACCATGCCCTACAATCGGACGTCCGGCCAGGGAGTGCTTGTGGGTGCCCTTTTCGGCGTCGTAGCCGTTGATGCTGACAGCGGCTCGACTGCCGACGTTGCGTTGACCGGCGTCTATGATCTTACGAAGCAACCGTCGCTGGCGATTTCGACTGGCGCGCGGGTGTTTTGGGACGACACGAATAAGCGGGTGACCACGACTGCGACTGGCAATGTGGCCATTGGTCATGCGGTTGCGGCAGCGGCGGCGACCGATGCAACTGTGCGTGTGCGGCTTGCTGGTTCTACGCCGGCCGGCACCTGAGCTTCGCTTTCTCATGAGGTCCTTTGTGTCCTACCTGATCGCCCGATTCCGTGAGCCCAGCACGTACGCTGCTTTCGCAGCTCTTCTGGCTGCCGTCGGTCTGCACCTTGATCCGGGGGTGATGCAAAACATCACGTTGATCGGGACGGGCATCGCTGGGATGCTTGGTATCGTGCTGCGTGATGGCGTTTCCGACGCATGATGACCGCGCGCGACCGTGATCGGCTTGCGGGCGTGCATCCTGACCTTGCGCGGGTGGTGGAAGCCGCCCGCGCGCGGACAGCCTTCATCGTCGTTGAAGGGCTTCGCTCGCGCCAACGGCAGGCGCAGTTGGTGGCTCAAGGCAAAAGCCGGACAATGGAAAGCCGTCATATTACCGGCCATGCCGTCGATCTGGCGCCGCTTGTGGATGGCAAGGTGTCATGGGATTGGAAGCACTTTCATCCGATGGCAGCTGCGGTAAAGGCATCAGCTGTTGATCTTGGGGTGTCGATCGTCTGGGGTGGTGATTGGAAAACGTTCCCCGATGGTCCACATTTCGAGCTTGATCGAAGGGTCTATCCGTGAGTGCCTTTGCGAACGCCATGGCGGCACTTCTAGCCGATGCGAATATCGGTAGTGATGCGGAGTTCCGCCGTCCGCCCCGCGCCTGGGTGCCAGTGCGAGTGGCCCTATCGCAGCCTTCTGATGCCGCGCCGGGCTTTGGGGCCCCTGGCGGTCGTGCCGGTGGCATAGATGCTGTTGTGCGCACGGCATCGCTCAATGGCTTGCATCCGCAGCGTGGTGACGAACTCCGTATCGCAGGGCGCGTGCGCAGCGTGGAAGAAGCCCGCCCGGATGCGCTCGGCATTACGTGGCGGCTGGTTCTGTCGGATGTACTTTCGGCGACGGCGCCAGAACCAGCGATAGGCGCCATCCGCTACGATGCCTGGGATGCCCCATCATCAGGGTTGACCCAGGCTGAGCAGGCTGCGCTATCGCAGGCTGCCTGGAAGCATCGGGCGCCTTTCTGGGCGTCCGTGGTGGGCAATACGGTGACGCTACCGGCGGCAACGCAGGCGCGTATGGATGCCGAGATTGCCCATGCAGTTGCGGCGGGTCTGGCGTATTGGGCTTTCCTTGGGTGGGACCCGCTTGATCCGGCCAATGCGGCGTTGAACCTCTACCGGTCGAGTACTCATCGCAGTGACATTGGTTTCTGCATGATCGAAAATATGCAGGGCCTCTACTACTTGGGGAGCTGGCTACCTAACGTGGCTCGCACCATCGGCCTGATGGCCGAACCGGGCTATCGGATGGTATTTGGTGATCGGCCATTGCTGTTCATCAATGCCATGTCTGACGCTGATATCGTTGCTCGCTTCGGCAGCATGGGTGCGACTGCGACGGTGTTGGATGGCATCCGCAACCAGTGTATCCTTGCCGGCGTTGGTGATCCCTACATCGTCATGATGGATGGGTGGCATGTTCGCGCGGCGTCACTCGCTGGTTACGGGGCGGATGCTGTTTCGTCCTATGCGGCGTTGGGGCAGATCACGGCGCCGACGCCATACGTGTCGCTTATGGCCGCGGTTGATCAATGGCGCGTCGATGCCGCGGCCCTTGGGGTGCATGTTGTGCCGCCATTGACGTTCGGATGGGACTATCGGCCACGTATCGGCGGCAATCCCCTCTATTTCGGGGCACAAGCAACGGGCGATCCCAACGCCTATTGGTTGCCACCTACGCCGGATGAGATTGCGCAACACGTGACCGATGCGATCGCATGGTTGCGGGCCAACGAACCCGATGCGCCGGCGCAGATCGCTATCGCGTATGCCTGGAACGAATTTACTGAGGGTGGATGGCTTTGCCCGACGTTTCTTTCGGGGCAGCCTGCCGGCGACACTGCGCGTATCAACGCATTGGCGACTGTCCTACAAGGCTAACCCTGCAACTCACGGAGTCAGAGATGCTCATCCGCTTCACCGTTCCATGCGTTCTTGGGAGCACGGAATACGCTTCCGGCGACGAGGCGGACCTGCCGCCCGACGTGGCCAACATGGCACTCAGCCTGGGTCGCGGTGTTCGCGTCATGCCCGCACCCGAGCCGCCTCCGGTTGCGCCGCAGCCCGACCAGCAGCCGGCGCCAACGCCGCAGCCCTTGGCAGCGGACCAGGCCCCGGACGAGGTCGCCCGGTCGAAGCGGCGCTGACGGTCGCATCTTATGGCGACCCCGGTGCGTGAGGCGGCGCTTGCCGCCGTTGCCGCGCGGCTGCGTGCGCAATTGCCAGACGTGGCGCTTGATCGCGCGCGCCGCGGCGCCGTTGATGCCGAGCGGGAGCGTCTGCCGCGGATGATCCTGCGTGGCGGGGATATGGAAGTGGACGATACGCAGGAACCGGGCTGGACGCATTACCGGATCGTATTCTCGGTTGTCGCTTTTGCGCGTGCCGGTTCTGATCTTGATCTCGAACAAGCGCTGTCGTCGCTTCACGCCCGCATCGTCGCGGCGCTGGCTGGCTGGGTGCCGTCCGGTTCGAGTCTTGGTGACGTGACCGAGGAAGGCGCTGAATTTCTTCTGTACGATGTTGAGGACAGTGCCAAACCGGCGGGCGAGTGTGTCGCGCGTTTTTCAATCCTCGCCGTGACGCCCACTGGCGACCCTAACGTTAACTGACGGAGCCTAGCCATGTCCCTGAACCTTGTGCGTATGCGCAATGCCGCTGTCGCGGTGAAGATCGAGACGACTCCAGGTTCCGATGCCATTTCGGGCACTCCGGCTGCTGCCGATTGGGTGGGGGCTGACTTTGAGGTAGACTTCGATCCGGTTGTGGTCGAGAACCCGGAATTGACGGGCACTCTCGACCGTGCGCCTTCAATTGTCGGCGGGCTGCGTCCGATCCTTCGTATGCGGGTTCCGTTGCGCGGTTCAGGCACGGCCTCTACCGCTCCGGATTGGGGTAAGCTCATGCGGTGCTGCACGTATTCGGAAGCGGTGCAGTCGTCAGCGGTCGGCGCCCCGACCGCGGCCACTGCTGGCACGACCACGACAGTGACCGCCCAGGCTCCGTTCGGCACCACGGCGAACCAATATCGGGGCATGCCGCTTTTCGTCTCGGGCGACCAGTCTTTCACGACTGGCATCATTGGCTATACGACCGGTCGTGTAATTTCCTTCGGCGAGGCACGTGCCACGGCGCTCACGACGGCCAGCTTGTTGCAAATTCCTGCGAACGTCCTCTACGCGCCCACGTCCGATGAAGCGGTATTCAAATCCTGCACGATCTACTTCTACGCCGATGGCTACAACTGGCGTTTCGGCGGCTGCCAGGGCACGTGGTCGCTGGAATTGATGACCGGCGGCATCGGGTATCTGACGTTCGAGATGCGTGGCCAGATGCTTGCCATGACAAATTCCGCGCTTCCTACGGGCTGGAATACGACCATCCGCCCAACGCCGCCGCGCTTTGTCGCCGGGCGCTGCCAGCTCAATTACGCAATCGCCCGTTCGCGCCGTCTGGTGTTCGATGCGGGGGTGGAAGTCATCCAGCCGGACAACCCCGAGGCGCTGGAAGGGTTTGACCCGACTGTGCCGATCGCCCGCAATAGTCGTGGTAGTATCGATCCGCTGATGGATACCAACCTCGCCACCACTCTCTATGACAACTTCCGCGCCGGGACGGCGATGCCGCTCATCGCGGTTGCAGGGTCAACGGCGGGCAACCGGTTTCTCGTCACTGCGCCTTCCGCGCGTGCAACCGGAATGCGACCGGGCGCGCGCGACGGTCTGGGGCAGCATGAGATCGCCTTTCAGCTGGATGGTGCCGACAGCGATCTTTTTCTCTGCTCCTTTTGATCTTCATCCCGGAGCACCGCATGGTCCCTGTTTTCAGCCGGCGCGAAGCGGAACGCTTTACGCCACCAGGTTCGCCGCGGACCTACATTATCGCCCCACTCACCTTCCGCGAGCGGCAGGCCTTCCGTGCCGAGATGGCGCGGGAGGGTGGTATCTACCCGCTGCGGGCGCAACTTCTCGATGCGTTGCGTGAGGCGGTGCGCGAAGTATCGCCAAGCAATGCCGAGGAACTGATCACGCATATCGACGCCGCCGAGGCGGACCCGGACGGCGAAGATCGTGCGGTGCAACAACGCCTTGCGACCATTGAGGCAGCATGCGCAAGCGTCCCGGTATATGCCACGTTGCTTGCGGCGCGACAGCGTTACGCTGGTATGCTGCCATGGGTGGCGGCGCGCCATGCGCTGCGAGGTTGGGAGGGTGAAGGTTTGCCGCCCTTTGTGCGTCAGGGAGGAACGGTTCCTGCCGAGTTGCTCGACCTTTTACCAAGCGATGAGATCGAAGCGGTGGGCAATCGTGCCGCTGAATTGATGCAGCCCGACCGGTTCGCGGAGGGAAACTCCGCACCGCCCTTGCCATCGCCCGAGACCCCATAATCTGCCAAGGCGGATTGCGTCCGCCAGGTGGCGGGAAGTGGGTCGTGGCGGGAGTAACGTGGGCGGAAAACCCCAGGATCGTACTAGATGGTTCATGGGCGGCTTTCGTTCGGTTATGGGCTTCGTGTCGGTCTGGCATGGGTGGGATTGCATGCTGGCCTGACCCAGGTGGGGTGGTAGATCAAGCGGCTTGGATCATTGATGCCTTCGCCATTCTTGGCGGCATCGATGCTGAGCTCGACGAAGACGAACGGCGGCGCCGGGGGAGTTGATATGGCCGTCGTATTCTGGACCGCCCGCGCTGGCTTTCGTGCGGCTATGGACGCGGAAATTGTTGCGGTCGCTACTGGGCTGCGTCGGGCAGTCGAACGCACTGGCCGGCAGGTGCAGCAGGAATTGCGCGTCCAAGCTCGGGCCGCTGGCTTTAAGGATGGTGGCCGTAGCATCGCCAATGCGTGGCGGTTGAACCTCTATCCAGCGGGCGCCGCCGCACCGACTACCTTCAAGCCCGCCGCCCTGGTCTGGTCGCGTATGCCGGCCGTGGTGACCGCCTTTGATCGCGGTGCGACCATCGTCGCCAGGGGACGGACCTACATGGCAATCCCCACCGGATACAACACCATCAGCGGGCGACGCAGCGGGCGCGCAGGTGGGTTGCGGATCACACCCGCGCAGATGATCCAGGCTGGCAGGCGCGGCGAAGCCTTCGTGCTACCAAGCAAGTCTCGGCCCGGCGCGTCTTTGTGGTGCCTGCGCGTAGCCGCGGCCACCGGCACCACGCGCCGCACCCACAACCGGCTGCGCCTTTTTGTTGGGAGCGGCACCGAAGTGCTGACCGGTCATCGCAAGGGCCAAGCGCTGCGCCGCCAGCATATCTTCGCTCAAGGGTTCGTGCCGATGTTCCTGCTGTTGCGCCGTGTGTCGCTGCGCAAGCGGCTTGATATCGCTGCTGTGAAGCGTCGCGTCCCCGGCATGCTGGCCCGCCATGTGGTCCAGGAATTGCGCACCAGGGACGCGGCACCATGAGCGGTAGCATCGCCCGCACTGTTGGCGTTCGCATCTCCACCGAGGGGGCTGATCGTGCCCGCCGCGAGCTCGAGCAGTTTGGCGCCGCCGGGGAGGCCGCCCTGCGTCGGGTCAATGCCGCCAGCATTGCGGCTTCCTCCTCAATGCAGACCATGGCCGGTGCATCCGATGCCTTGGTTCACTCGCTTGGCGGTCTTCCTGGTCCTCTCGGTACGGTCGGGCGGCAGATCGGGGTTATGCAGGCCGGCTTGGGCGGCGTGTCGGGGGGCTTCAACCTTGCCGCCGCCGCAGGCGCCGCAATGGGCACGGCGCTGGTTTCCGCATTCAGCGCGTCGGTCGCCGCAGCGGAAAAGTTCGAGCGGTTGAGCCTGCGTACCGAAGCGGTAATCAAGGCAACCGGCGGGGCTGCCGGGTTGTCGGCGCAGCAAATTCGCACGCTATCGCAAGAGATAGCCCGCAGCACTCTGGCCAGTACAGCCGATGTGGAGGCTGCGGCGCAACAGCTGCTGACCTTTCGTTCGGTGGCTGGCGAAACTTTCGCCAGGACGCTGCGCGCCGCGCAGGACCTCGCCTCCGTTGGCTTCGGGACGATCGATTCCGCCGCGGTGCAACTCGGCAAGGCGTTGGAGAACCCGACCGAGGGGCTCGGCGCTCTGACCCGCGTTGGCGTGACCTTCACCAGCAAGCAAAAGGAGCTGATCGAGAGCCTGATGGCCACGGGCCGCGCGGCGGAGGCGCAGCGCGTCATCCTTGCCGCCGTAGAACAGCAGGTCGGCGGCGCCGGTCGCGCCGAGGCGGGCGGCCTGGCCGGCGCGTTCGACACGCTGGGGCAGAATGTCGAGGAATTTTTGCAACGCATTGGCAATACCGGACCGTTGCAAGCCGCGACCTGGGCAATCGACAAGGTGGCCTTGGCGGTCAAGGGGCTGGATGACGCGCTCAAGGTGGTGGTCGAGCAGCCGAACCCGGTTGATGCGGCAATGGCGGCGGTGCAGGCCGCGCAACGTCGGTTGGCGGCGGTACAGGCACAGAACCGCGCCGAGCGCAGCGCCAATGCCTATGGCGACCTGCCGCGCGCCTTCCAACAAGCCGAGATGGTGGCGCATGAGGAGCTGACTCTAGCGCTGGCGCGGCTGGAAGAAGTGCGCGAGGCTGCCCGCCGCGAGGCGGCTTCCCGCGAAGCGCAGGCGGCGGCGGCGCGGGCCACTGCGGAGCGTGAGGCGTCTGAGACAGCGATCAAGGCATTGGAACAATCGCTGGACCAGCGCCTGAAGCTGCGCGCGGACTACCAGAAACGGTTGGGACAGATTGATGAGGCCGAGCGCACCGGCGCGCGGACGGCGCAGGAAGCGGCCGCCCTGCGCGTCCAGGTGACGGCGGCCTATACCAAGGCCCTAAATGACCTCGACCGCGCGGGTCAGCGCGCAACCGCGTCGGCGGAGCGGGAGGAGGCGCAGCGGGCTAAGGCACTGGACAAGCTCGAACGACAGCGCAATGCGGCCGAACGGATGCTTGCGGCGACGCTCAAGGGCAGCGATGCCATCGAGGCCTTGTCGGTCCAGTTGGAGATCGAGAATCAGCTACGCGAGATCGGCATTTCGGTCACCAAGGAGCGCACGGCGGCGGAGGATGCCTACGCCCAGGCGGTTACGCAGACGATCACTGCGACGAAGTCTGCTGAGGAGATGATCAGGAAGATCAACGATGCCCGCCGCGAGGCCGACCAGCGGGTAAAATCCACCACCGACGATGTGGTGCGCTATGCCAGCGATCGCTTTGCTGATCTGTTTTCCCAGACCGGTCGCGGGTGGGCCGGGCTGATGGATGATTTTTACCGTTTGGCGCGCGTGACCTTCGCGCGTATTGCCGCCGAGGCGGTGATCCGGCCGATCGTCACTCCTATCGTTCAGGGCATCTTCGGCAGTGGTGGAATTGGTGATGTTGGTGGCGTAGCAACAGGTGGTGGATTGGTGAGCCTGTTCGGGCTCGGCAACATCGGCGAGACCCTGGGGCTCACCGGGCCAGGTGGTCTGTTGTCCAGCATCGGTTCCAGCCTCGGTCTGACCGGTACTGGTGGATTGCTGAGCACCACAGTCATCCCCGGATTGGGCACCTCGACCAGTGCCGCGCTGGGCGCAATGGGCGGGGCCTACGGCCCAGCCTCGCTCGCGCAACTGCAAGCCTTCGGTGGCGGCGGTCTGTTGGGCAGTGGTGCCACGGTCGGCACGCTGCTGGGTGGCGCCGGTGCGGGATTCGGGGCCGGCATGCTCCTGAATTCGTTGCTGCGCGGCAACCAAACCGGCGGCATGATCGGTTCAGGGGTTGGTTCCGCCGCAGGCGCGGTGCTCGGCTCGATCATTCCTGGCATCGGCACCCTCATCGGCGGTCTTTTGGGTGGCCTTGCTGGCGGTGGCTTGGGTGGCTTGTTCGGGCCCAAAGAAAGTGTTCGTGGCTTTGGGCTGCGGCTCCAAAGTGAAGGGTTCTTTGACGGGCAGGATCAGTTGGCTTCGGCGCTCAAGCCAATTGATCGCACTTACTTCAACGAAAGTGGAGCCGCCTTGTTCCAGCAGGCGGACCAGTTGGTTGCCGCGGTCAATGCGTATCTTGCGCAGCGCAATCTTCTGGTGGGTGGTGTTTCCATCATTGGTGGCAACAAGAAAGGCACTGATTATTCTTGGGCCGATGCCGGGAGCCTTAGCGAAGCGTTTACTCGGCTGCGGTTTTCGTCGCAAGATAGTCCGGAACTCGCAAGCGCGCTTTCCGGGAAGGTGTTCGACGATCCAGCCAAGTTGCAACAGTTCGTTGAAGGCTTCTATTCCGTGAAGGCGGCGATTGAGGACCTTACCGATACGCCTGCGCAAAAGCTGCAAAAAACGTTGGATGCGATCGGGCGACAATTCGACGAACTGAGCGCCAAGGCGCGTGAATATGGGCTCTCTGAAAGTGGTTTGGCAGAAGCCCGGGCGCGCGCATTGGCCGAGGCCGCAGCACAACAAAAACAGACAAACGCAGGAGGTAATTTGCTGGCCGAATTGGCCTTCGGGTCTCAATCGGCGCTCGCACCGGAACAGCGTTATTTTGCTGCGCTTTCTCTCCTGAACGATGCCAAAGACAAACTGTCGGCCGGGGGCGGGCTGGATGACTTCGTCCAAATTGCACGGCAGGTGCTGCCCGTGGCACGTGACTTCCTGGGCACGTCCGAGCGGTATGCCTCGCTTGTTGCTGATGTAGCTGGAGCGGTGACAAGCCGCGGTGGCGATACCTCTGGCCTTGGCGCGCTACTTCAGGCACAGGTTGACGGCAGCGATGCGCTGCGCGAAACATTTGCCCGTTACGGCGAGCGCCAGTTGGACGTTGCCAACGCGACGTTGGCGGAATTCCGCCGTCTCGCTTCCGCAATTGAAGCCATGCTTGCGCGACGCACCGCAGCCTGATCACTGGAGACCACCATCATGCCGATCCCCGCATGGCGCGCGGCACAAACGACGAATACGACTGGAACGGGAACGTTGGTGCTGAATGCCGCCCCCACCGGGCGGCGTTCGTTCCAGGCTGCCTTCGGCAGCGGCGCGGTTCGTGTCGGCTATGTCATACAGGGCACTACGTTCTGGGAGATCGGCTTGGGCGACTTTGATGGCGGTTCCCCAGGCAACCTCACGCGCGCCACGGTGCTCGCCTCAAGCAATTCCAACGCGCTTGTCTCCCTGCCCGCTGGCACCGCGGACGTTTTTGCCTTTCTTGACCCGGCATCGCGCGCGCTGGTGACGGGCACTGGCACGGTCAATCTTGCGCTTGCCGATCTCGGCAACCTGGTTGCGTGGTCGGGTAGCAGTGCCGCAACGGTCAACTTCCCCGCCATCTCGAACGTGCCGCCAGGCCAAGGGTTTCTTGTCGCCAATGGCGGTACGGCCGCGCTGACGCTGGACCCCAACGGGAGCGAACAGATCAACGGCGCGACCACGCTGGTGCTGCAACCTGGTGAGGCAGCGGATTGCTATCGCGTCGGTTCCGCCTGGGTGGCGGTCGTGGCCACGCCGTTCGCCGGTTTCGCGCGCATCACGCGCTTCACTGCATCGGGTAATTGGACGGTGCCGGCGGGAGTGACGCGAGCCCGTGTTCGCGTCTGGGGTGGCGGCGGTGGTGGCGGGGGCAATGGCACGGCAGGCGCGGGCGGCGGTGGGGGCGAGGGCCCGGGGGGGCGGGGGGGGGGGGGGGGGGGGCGGCGGCAACGCCGAGGATATCATCACGGGCCTGACGCCAGGTGCTTCCATCACGATCACGGTCGGCGCAGGTGGAACCGCAGGCGCCAATACCGGCACGGCATCGTCCAACAACGGCGGCGCTGGTGGCACCAGTAGCTTTGGCGCTTCACTTTCGGCAACGGGAGGTTCCGGGGGCGGGGGGTCCGCAAGCTCGGCTGGAGCCGCCGGAACCGGCGGCAGCGGTTCCGGCGGCGGTTCCGGGGCAATCCTCGCGACTGGAGGATCAGGCAGCGCCGGCACCGCATCCGGGTCTGGCGCTGTCGGCGGGCGTGGTGGCGAAGGCGCCATGGGTGGCGGCGGTGGTGGCACGTCAACCGGAACCGCTTTGCCTGGCGCTTTCCCTGGCGGTGGCGGTGGTGGTGGTGCAGCAACCAATGTCGGTGCTGTTGGCGCCGCTGGACTGGTTGTGATCGAATACTGAGGAGGCGCGTCATGCTTTGGGCGCTTGTCGTGGATGGCATCGTTCGGGAGATCACCGACAATGACCCGGCGGGTCGTTACCATCCGTCATTGCATTGGCAACTATGCGATGGCGATGTTCGTGAGGGCGATATTTGGACTGGGGAATCATACGCGCCACCTCCAGCGGCCGACATTCCCATGAGGGCAACGCTTTCGGCCCTTGCCTTCCGGCGTCGTTTCACGCCTGAGGAGCGGGCTGCTATCACCCTGGCCGCCTCGCGCGCGCTGGATTCTGGCGACGCCACGTTGCAAGTCTGGCTCGATGACCTGAACAGCGCCACCGATGTTTGGCTCGACAGCCCAGAGATTGCCGAAGTGCTCGACATGCTGGAGACCAAGGGCCTGCTGGCGCCTGGACGGAAGGCGGCCATCCTCGCATGAGCCACGCGGCCTTCGCACCCCCTGGGACAGAAGCGCCGGCCGTGCTGCCGGTTGCGGTGGCTCTTGCGGCGCTGGCGGCGCGTCCGCAGCGCCATGCCGGAGGCCAGCCGACGGCGGCGATCGTTCTCATTGAGATTGATGCACGGGCATGAGCATTACCTTCGCTCCGCCTGGTGTTTGGCCGCCCGCGGTACTGCCGACAGAATGGATTACGGGCCAGGGTATTACCGTTCTGCGCATGGCGACGGCGGGATGGACGAGCCGCCCAGAAGACGACCCCGCAAGCACGCTTTGGCCGGCGCGCATCAAGGGTGACGTGGTCTTGTCACAAATTGCTGCTGATGCCATCGGGATTGGCGGGCGCATCGCGCTCGGGGTGTCCGACATTGAACTTTGGGACGGCGATAACGCCCTCGCCGGCCTGATCCGCTATGGCGGCGCCGATGGGCGCAACGCCGTGATTCGGGTGGCCCCTGTACTCAACTCAAACGCCTCCGATGCGGGCACGCCTTTATCGGCTACTATGGTGCCGTTCCGCGGCATGGTCCGGGCCATTGCCGCAACCGATAGGAGCGGGGCGCGCTTGTCGCTTGCGGATATTGCCGAGCGCCTGGCGGTCCCGCTCCAGCCGACACGCTATCTCGGGACTGGGGGCCTCGAAGGTCCGGCTGCGCTTGCCGGTCGCCCGAAACCCGTTTGCCTTGGCCGTGCGTTCAACGTTGAACCGGTGGCGCTCGGGAACATTGATCTTGGCGTCGGCACGTTGCCAACATTCCAGACACATTGGCGCGCGGTATTCGCCCATGATACGGTGCGTATCCGTGGTGTAGCCCAGACGGCCGTCGGCGGCACCCCAGGCGTCGGACAATATCGCGACTGGCCAACCTTTGGCGTGTTCCAGCTGGGCGGTAGCCCCGACGGTCCGGTTACGGCTGACGTGCGAGGCGATGCAGTTCCGATCTATGTCTCCTCAACCTCCGGCATCATCCGCCGTCTTGTGCAAACGCTGGGCCCGGCATTAGCCGATGCTGAAATAGCTACGGATTCCTTCGCCTTCGCCGATGTGGATTTACCCGGTGAGGTCGGTTGGTTTCGTGGGGCTCAGGAGACCAATGCTGCTGATGCCGTTACGGAAATCCTTGCTGGCGCAGGTGCTGTTTTAGCCGGAGGGCGGGGCGGGCAGCTGCGCCTTTTCGATCCCATCGCCGAGGCGCCGGCGCAGTTTGAACTTCCCATGACGTGGATTACGGCGCTTCAGCCGCTGCCCCTGCCGGCGACGTTACGTCCGCCCCCTGGCGCTGTCGCGGTGGAATGGCGACGCAATTGGTTCCCCTTGTCTGATCTCGCTGGGGCCGTGGCTGGCGCCGAACGCGCTCAACTTGCGGGCCAAACATCGGGCCCGGCACGTGCTGAGAGTGCTATTGTAACTGCCCGCGTCGCTCAGCAACGCGATTTGCGCCTACCTGGCCTCTACTGGGCGGAGGCGGATGCGCTTGCCCGCGCGGAGCGTTGGCGCCGCTGGATCGAAGCCGGACCGCGCCTCTACGAAGTTACGACTGACCGTTATCTTGGCGCCGTCGAGTGTGGCGATATCGGCCGCGTTACCTATCCGGCGCTGGGGCTGGAATCCGGCGCGCTATGCGTAGTGGTCGGCTGGCGCGAGGCGCTCGCAGGACGGCGCCTCACCATGATTGTGGCTACCTTGCCGGAGGGATAGATGCCTGGTGCCTTCCTTTGGGATGAGCGTGTCGCCAATGCCGCATCGTTATCGGCCGTTGGCACGCAGCCGGTCGCATCACTGCCTCTTTCCAATTTGCTC